GAGGTGGTACGCATAATGGCATTTCATGTAGTTTATTCTAGACACTATTGGGATTACGAAGATGGTAATGGTACATTTGCTAATTCATGGACTATTTACAAAAATGTGCCATACTCTGAGCTCTTCAAAATGAAAGACGCAATACCTTCTCTCAAAGAGAATGCCGATCAAGTTTATGCAGATTATGAAAGTAAGAAAGATTACAAAGTTGATCCTAAACAGTTTCATATGTCCGAAGTTTTTATCGTAGATGATGAAGAATACTTTTGGACTTATGATGATGAGTTCGGTAATATTCCGTTTATGTTATTAAAAGACTTTAAAAATCAACAATCGGAGAAGAGTGCTTGACTATTATACTGATTTGTAGTATAATAAGTAATAAAAACATATGAAAAAAATATTATTATTAAGTTTTATTTTAGTAGGTTGTTCGTTTTCATTCAAAACAAACGCAAACGATTATAATACTGCCACAGGTGCTCATATAATCACAGAGACACTAAAAGGCACAGATATGGATTATAGCGAAATACTTAATTCAGAAACACAAAGATTGATACATGGTATGTCATTAGATATTATTGATGTAATATTTAAGAATATGCCTAGTATATTAGATAGTATTTCAGCAGAGTTAAGATTACAGGCAGATAAAGATTATAAATGTGCCTTACAATCAGACGAATATAAAAACAAGGATTGCAAATGATTAAATATATTATATTTTTAGGTGTGGTGACCTTTCTTTTATTATGGGGTCTATCTAAAGTTGCAGGTTTATAATGGGCATATTTTATACATCATTCAAAAAGAAAAAAAGAAACAAGTTACCTAGAACTAAAAGTTTACTAGAGGCAAGAGATAATCATAGAAAATATCTAATTAGTTTAGGTATTGATCCTGATAGAAAAATTAATAAAAAGAATTTTAGAGTAATACCTAATTGGTGGGAAGTAGGTAAATCTGCCGCCGTAGCTCAGCAGGTAGAGCAGTTGATTTGTAATCATCAGGTCGGCGGTTCGATTCCGTCTGGCGGCACCATGAAAATCGGTGCTACTAAACCACACCGTAACTGGCGACTTGAAGAAAGTAAAAAGTTTACAGTTGCACCTGCTTATAATAAAGGTGCATATCAAGTTATTACTAGAGACAATGTGAAAGATATAGGAAAATGAAAAATCCAATAGGACCTTTTATATATTCAACACTATTATTAATTACATTTATATTGATAGCAAATTATGCTTTTGGAGGATAAAATATGATTACAGTTTATAGTAAACCCAACTGTGCCTATTGCGAAAAAGCTAAGTATCTACTGAAGAATCTTGGCCTAGAGTATGAGGAGAAAGTGGTTTCTAAAGATTTATCAATAGATGAATTATTTAAAGTTTTAGGTAAACAAGTTAGAACAATACCACAAATTGTGATGGATGATAAACACATAGGTGGTTATAATGAACTAAAAGAACACTTTATTAATGAAGGTAAGATAAATTTTAAAGGTGAAAAAATATAGTAAAAAATATAAATAGTAGTATGAGAAACTTTCAAGACTACATTAGTGAAGGTGTTTACGATCCTAATATCTTCAAAGCCTTTTTTCTAGCAGGTGGACCAGGTTCTGGTAAATCATGGGTATCTGAAAGAGCATTATCAGGCATGGGTTTAAAAGTAATCAATAGTGATAGTGTATTCGCAAGAGCATTGAACAAAGAAAAAATGTCTCTAAATTTTGCTAATTATGATGAAAAAGAAATAGCAAGGCGTGATGAAATTAGAGCAAAAGCAAAAGCAAGAACTGGCACACAATTAAAATTAGCACTAGAAGGTCGACTAGGTTTGATACTAGATAGCACAGCGAGAGATGTATCTAGAATATCAGACGAAGCAAATACAATGAAACAAATAGGCTATGATGTCTATATGGTTTTTGTAAATACAAGTTTAGAAGTTGCTCTCAAAAGAAATCAAATGAGAGCAAGAAAGTTACCAGATGCAATCGTAATTAGTAGTCATAAACAAATTCAACAAAACATAGGTAAGTTACAAAGAATATTTGGCACAAATAATTTTGTTATTGTCGATAATAACAAAGTTGCTGAAGATGTAAATCCTAATGTTCATAAAGCAATACGAAGAATGATTAACAATAAACCAACATCATATCAGGCAGTATCATGGATAAAAAGAGAACTACAAAAGAAAAAAAGATAGAAAAATCTTTTGACGAATATTGGGCAGAAGAGGATAAAATGCTAAAGATGAGTTATGAAATGTCAAAGAGATGGCGAGAGATGAGACTGAATAAAGCACCTGCAAAGGATCTTGTTGATAGATGTGAGGGTAGAAAAACCGATGGGTAAACTAATACAATTTCCATCTCATAGGGTTGTTCATAGTAGACCTGAGCCTGAAATATCTGAAGAAGAAGCATTACAAATAAAACAACACAAATTTATAGAACAAATTACCGAACAACTGACCCTAGATATTATTCATGTGCTTCAAGATAATGTTGTTGATACAAAGAGCCATATATTTTTAAGAGATTTGGCAATGGTTATTGAATCAATTAAATCATTATTGAAAAGAGACTTTGGTCAAAAACATCCTATGCACGCCATTACAGACGCAATTGCTAAAATACATCATCTACCAGATGGTAGAAAACTTACAGATATCAATTATAGTAGAGTAGCTGCTAAAAAACCACTCAAAGAAAATGTTGATAAAAAAGAACCAGATGTAAAAATAGAGTTTGATCCTGATATGAATTTGGATTAACGCTTGACAATACCAATACAAACTGATATAATAATATTATGATTATCGTAGACCTCAATCAAATAATGATATCAAATCTGATGGTTCAACTAAATGGTAGAAACGCAGAACCACTATCAGAGGATCTTGTTAGACACATGGTTCTAAATTCTCTTAGAGCTCACAATAAAAAATTTAGAAAAGAATATGGCGAAATGATAATCGCCTGTGATAGTAAAAATGTCTGGAGACGAGAATACTTTCCTAACTATAAAGCAGGTAGAAAAGCAAATCGTGAGAAATCAGATCATGATTGGGATGCTATCTTTAATATATTACATAATATCAAAGATGAAATCAAAACATTTTTACCTTATAAAGTTATAGAAGTAGAGACCTGTGAAGCAGATGATATAATCGCCACATTAATTAAACAAACAAAACATCTTGTAAGTCCTGCTCATCAGAAAAATGTATTAATATTATCTGGCGATAAAGATTTTATACAATTACATAAAGAAAATGTTAGACAGTACAATCCTGTACTAAATAAATATGTAGGTAAGGGTGAGAACCCTGCTGTATATCTGAAAGAACATATACTCAAAGGTGACCGAAGTGATGGTGTACCAAATGTGCTATCAGATGACAATGTTTTTATTGAAGGTAGACGACAGAGACCTTTAAGTAAAAAGAAACTAAATAATTGGGTGAATGAAGTATTTCCTACATTCACACAAGAAGAACAAAAGAATTACGATAGAAATCGAAAGATAATTGATTTAAATTGTATACCTCAACACATTGAGGAAAAAATTAATAATGAGTTTAATGATGTTAAAGTAGCAACTAGAGATAAAATACTAGGCTACTTTATAAACAAGAAACTTAAAACTTTAATCGAAGTCATTGATGAATTTTAGACTTCGAAAGAACTGTTAAGGAGAAACAAATGGTTATTATAAGAAGAAATCCTGACGGCACAGTTGCCAGTCAAGAAGGCGGTGTTAATATGAACACTCCATCCCATCCAGCACTATCAACTAAAAGAGGAATGCAAGCATTAGCAGACGCTGGTAGACCTGTATCAACTTTAATGAGTGAGATTGCTACAAAAGTAAATAACGCAAAAGATAAACCTAGAAAACTTAAAGTATTAAAAGATCATGATTCTGTGCCTTTAAGACAAATTCTAAAAGGTGCTTTTGATCCAAAGATAGAGTGGTTATTACCTAAAGGTGATGATATACCATTCAATAAAAATGACGCCCCAATAGGAACTGAACATACAATATTAAGCCAAGAGGCAAAAAGATTATATCTTTTCACAAAAGGTGGCGATAATACATTATCACAAAATAAAAGAGAGACTTTATTCATACAAATGTTAGAAGGACTATCTGGCGAGGAGGCAGACTTCTTAATCACAGTTGTTAATAAAAAGATCAATAACAAATATAAAGGTTTTACTGCCAATCTAGTAAAAGAAGCATTCGGTTGGAATGATGATTTTATGAAAAAAGAGTAAAATATAGGGGTTATTGCTGTAATATACCTAGGACCCCCTATCAAAAACCCTTGTTTTTCAACAGTTTAAGACACTCTTAAATCGTTGATTTTCAAGGGTTTTTTTATGCAAATTATTCCTAAAAAGCGCAGAAAACAAGGGTTTTTTATACCAGAAAGTGCTTGATTTATATCTCAATATAGTGTATTATATAATCATAAATCGAAAGGATATATTATGAAAACAGAAGAAAACGGTATTTGGTCAGACTTCGCTTTAGAAGGTCTTGAAGAAGGTGGTTATTAGTGAAAACAACTTTTGTAGTTTTTAAAAATAAAGAACATATGATTTACCATATTTGGAAATCAAATCAAGAAAACTGGAAACAAAATGTTTCGGTAGTAAATGCTTTATCTAAAGCAAAATATTCAACTAAAGGAACATACTCTGCTCAACCGACTGCCTCAACATCATTTTATAGATATATGTTGACTACTTTAGGTAAAGGTTGGGAAACAGAAGCTTTTGAGTATGATAACATTGACACAAATACTGCTAAAAATGAATTACAAGAATTACATTCTTTATATCAGAGTGATGAATATAAATGTATTAGTGATGAAAAGTTCCGTGAGTTATCAGGAAAATATGCTGGTAAAAAGTATAAAGAAATGTTAACAGCAAACTTAACTTTGAAAAGAGCAAAAGAGTGGGCAAAAAAATTATTAGAATCATGTTTAGTTGATTATGACGATTCTGATATAACTAAAGTTGCTATAAGAGCGATTATCCCAAAATATGAATTACACAATCTTAGTCAATGGTGGGCTTGGGTGTATGAAGAATATACTAAATAATACAACGAGATATCAAATATGAAATTAAATAGATACGAAAAAAAGATATTACAAGGAATCGTAGATAACCGTAAAGGTATTTACGAAACACCTAAACGAGATAGAGGTAATTATAAACCTTGTAAGGAATATGATGCCGCTTTATCTTTGTTTATGAAAAAACTTATTTATGCAGAAGCACAAAATGAGTTATTAATGGAAGGTCCTGCAACACCAGAACCAAAGTTTAGATGGTTCAAGTGTCGTCTATATAAACCTTATGCAACAAAAAGAGAGTTGAGGAAATTATTATAATGTTTAAATTGACTTTAATTATTGCTCTAATCGCTTTTGGGATTAGTAAGTATAACGAAAAATATAATTGTACAGATGACGGTTGTCCTGATTTTTATGATGAGATTGAAGTACCACTTCCTGATGAAAATATCAGAGGTGATTTAAGAGAAATTGAAAAAGACTGGAAACAAGCAGTTGTAGTTCCTTACAGAGAA